GAACCTGGTGATACAGCATGACCACATGTTGCAATAGTTCCTTGTTTGCATACTTTCTTGCCGTCTGCAAAAACAGTATTAGAATAATTTGATGTTAATGTTGGTGCTGTATGAGGTGCATCTCCGTGACCAGCAACTTTATCGTTTTCGAAGGATACTCTTTTTCCATCTGCTTTGACTGTAGATGCACCAGGCCCAGTGATTACTCCCTGTGCGGTGTCTGTTGATACTCTTGCTATTCCCGGCATATTAGTATTTATCTATACTAATCTTCTTTATTACTGCCTTCTATAATTCCTGTGTAATCTGATGCACTTTGTGGAAGTGTATCCACCATCGATTGAATTTGTGAAAGTGCAATCATTACTTCTTCTGAAGCACCTGTAAAAATGTAAGGAATTAGTGCTAGTTCATCATCGTTAATAACAATGACTCTAGGTTCTCCTAAATTTACAATACCTGATTTACTATCAACAGCAAGTAGAGTTGCAATAATTTCAACTCCATTGGCTAGTTTTAATGATTTTATTTTGCCTAGATCTTCTTTTAAGTTATACATGCTAGTATTTATGAATGCCTGATTTAAAATAGATTATAAACTGAAACCTTTAAACGTATCTTTCTCTACGTCCTGTTTAGTTCCGCCTATGACGTAAGAACTAATCTCAGTTTCCTGTGGTGCTACTTGAACACTACCGCCTGCAATCCATTGTTGTGTCCAAGGAAGAGGGTTAGTGCCTGTATTAAATATTTTTTCTTGTCCTACGGCATGCATTCTTTTACCAGCAATAAATTCTACATACTGCTTTAATAGTTCTGCATTAAGTCCAATAATACTTCCGTCTTTAAATAAGTAGTCTGCCCATTCTTTTTCTTGCTCAACTGCATCTAAAAACATTTGTGTGCATTCTGCAAAAGTTTCTTCTTTTATTTTTGCAAAGTCTTTATCTTCTAATGGTAAAAGTTTTAGCATTTGTTGTGTACTTGCTAAGTGAACGTTTTCGTCTCTAGCAATTAGTTTGATAATTTTAGCATTACCTTCCATTTTCTTAAGTTCTGCAAATGCCCAACTACAAGCAAAGGATACATAAAAACGTACACCTTCTAAAATGTTTACACTCATTAAGCATAACCATATTGCTTTCTTATGTTCGTATTCGTTATAAGACTTGTAACCTTTATTTCGTAACTCGTTTAACTCTATTAATTCGTCATACCTTTTTGTAATGCTATCTGCACAATCACATATTTCTTCAATGTCTAACATCTCATCAAACACCTTACTTGGGTTAGGATAAACATTTCTAATAATATGTGTATAACTTCTGCTGTGAATTGTTTCTGAAAATGCCCAAGTCTCAATCCAAGTTTCTAACTCTGGCAGACTTACTATAGGCAAGAAAGCAAGATTAGGTGAACGTCCTTGCACACTATCTAAAAGTATTTGTCGCTTTAAATTACTAGTAAAAATATGTCTTTCAAAGTCTGTAAGATTTTTGAAGTCAGTTGAATCTTTAGTAATATCTACTTCTTCAGGCCTCCAAAAAAATCCTAACTGTTTATCTGTTAATTTCTCAAACTGTTTATATTTAAGAATATCAAATCGTTGCATACCCATGCCACCATTGTTATCCAAAAACATCATTGCTTTAGTATGATCGGATTTATTTTTTATATCTAGTACACTCATTTTTCTCTTTTTTAAATTTTGCAACTATCACAGTCCTCGTCGTCGATTATCTCTGTAGTAACGAACATTGGTTGTTCTACTTCTTTTTTATTAATATCTATCTCGCCTTGGCCATCGTATGTGTTATTATAGTACAACTGCTTTCCGCCATACTTATAAAAGTTAATGATATCTCCTAGCAACACACTCATTGGAACCTTTTCTTCTTCGTAGTGTTCTGGATTGTATGATGTATTTACCGAAATACCTTGGTCAATATATTTTTGAAGTACAGCCATTATTTTTAAATAGCCTTCTGGTGACTTTTGATCCCATAATAAATCATATTTGTTTTTTAGTCTAGGGTAACCAGGCACTACTTGTTTTAAAATACCATGCTTACTTTGTTTAACAGTAACAAAACTACGAGGCGGTTCAATACCGTTTGTACTATTACTAATCTGTGCTGATGTTTCAGCAGGCATAATTGCCATTAATGTTGAATTACGAATACCAGTTTCTGCTAACTGTTTTCTCAAACCTTTCCAATCCATTCTTTCTTTATGTTTAACTAATCCGTCAACTTCTTCTTTGTATGTTTGGTTAGGCGTAATACCATGTCCATATTTTGTTTCCATGTTACCTGAAATAACACCTTTTTCTATTGCCAGATTAGCACTTGCTTTAATAAGGCCGTAACTCCATGCTTCAGTCCATTCGTCTATAAGTTCTAAATTAGGATCTTGGTATGTGCTGTCATGTTTTGCTAACCAATATGCAAAGTTAATAATACCTACGCCTAATGGGCGTCTTTTCATTGTGCTTAATTCAGCGGCTAATACAGGATACTCTTGATAATCTAAAAGTTCATCTAATGCTCTTACAGCCAAGTCACAAACTTTTTGCATGTCATCTAAGTCTTTTACTACTCCCCAATTTATTGCACTTAAAGTACATAAACTAATTTCGCCTTCTGGATCATTAATATCTTTTAATGGCTTTGTAGGTAAGTTAATTTCACAACATAAATTACTCTGTTTTATAGGAGCAACTTCTTCTATAAATGCACCATGTGTATTTGCATGATCAACATTCATTAGATATATTCTACCTGTGTCTTTACGTTCTGTTACAAATGAACTAAACAATTCTATAGCAGGAATACTTTTCTTTTTAATACTTGTCATACGTTCTGCTTTCTCGTATAACTCTTGAAACTTGTCTTGGTTGTTAAAGAAACTATCATATAATTCAGGAACATCATGAGGTGAAAACAAAGTAATATTACCACCTGTAATAAGTCTTTCGTACATCAGTTTGTTAAACTGTACACCATAGTCCATATGACGTACTCTATTGTCTTCAGTACCTTTGTTGTTCTTTAATACTAATAAGTCTTCAACTTCCAAATGCCAAATAGGATAGTATAGTGTTGCCGCTCCGCCTCTTACTCCACCCTGTGAGCATGATTTAACTGCTGACTGGAATAATTTATAGAAGGGAATAACACCTGTATGTGTAGCATCACCACTCCTAATTTTAGAACCAACTGCTCTAATACTTCCTGCTCCGATACCAATACCTGCTTTCTGACTTACATACTTAACCACAGCACTTGTTGTTGCATTGATACTATCTAGACTATCATCAGTTTCAATTAGCACACAACTACTAAACTGTCTTTGTGGTGTTCTTACACCAGCCATAATAGGCGTAGGTAAACTTAATTTAAATTGACTAATAGCATCGTAATATGCCTTAACATATTGCAATCTAGTCTCTGCTGGATATTTACTAAACAATGTTGCTGAGATCATCATGTATGCTACTTGTGGTGTTTCAAATATTTCACCAGTTGCTCTATTTTGTACTAGATATTTGCCACGGAATTGTTCCATAGCCGCATAAGTTAATACTTCATCTCGGTCATGATTAATGTGCTGATTGAGATCATCTATTTCATCTTTGGTATATAGGTCTCTAAACTCTGCATCATAAAAACCTGCATCGATATTTTTATCAATAATATCACATAAGCAAGGAGGTGTAAAACTGTCATAGACCATTTTACGCAAATGATAGTTAATCAGTCTACCTGCTACATATTGATAGTTTGGTGTTTCTTCAGAGATAAGATCAGCGGCACTTTTGATAAGTGTCTCTTGAATATCTTCTGTTTTAATTGAATCGAAAAATTGGATCTTACTATTGATTTCAACTTGACTTGCACTTACACCTGTTATGTCTTCACAGGCATACATTACTACTTTGTGTAGTTTGTCTATGTTTAGGTCTTCTTGTTGCCCGTCTCTCTTTATTACTTGCATGTGTGTTCTGAATCCGTATATGTTTGTTCTAAATCTTTGTTTTAAAAAATATATTTACCTGACTTTTATTGTAATATAAAACTACATTAAAGTCAAGAATAAATTACATTTTTTTCAACTTTGTGAGTCTGATATACTGTACCTTGTTCTAAGGCTACTTCCTTAGGGGTCTGTTCTCCGGGTGAGAAGTTAAGGAAGTTGTTATTAAATTCGTAAACTATACCTGTATTTCCGATCTCATTATTACTTATCACAGGCAATGTTAAATTACTATCAGTAATGAAGCCTTTGTAATCTAATGTAGCAATCATCAATAATGTTACGCCAGTTTGGCAAAAATACCCATCGTATACTATGGTAAAAATGTTAGGCCAAGACTTAGGTGTATAGTAATCTAAGTAATGGTTTAAGGTCTTTATGTTACTAAATTCTTGTATTATAGTATCAACTGTTAGATCATCGCGACTGCGAAACTCTCTCCAAATTCTTTGGCGATCTTGGGAAGTATGATGCTTTTCAAACATTGATGTTTTAGTTTATGCTTTCCACTTACGAACGATATAATTCATCGTTACTGAAGTAGCAGGACTTAAACTGTTGTTTGCCCTAAGGTCAAACTTGTTTGTGCCTGATGTGTAATGAACGTAAAGATCTACGTTACCTGATGTAGCAGAACCATGTGAGTCTGAATATTGATCATTAACAAATGCTACTTGTTGATCCTTATCTGCGCCAAACATAACTGTGCCTACTCTTGCATAATTTTCATTACTAGCAGAACTAGTATCTTTCATACTATATTCTACAAAGAATGTATTGTATGCATCTGGATCAAGATTTGTTAAAACATTGTTTCCAGTGCTAGTTGGTATTGCTATTGACTCTGGACTTGCAAATGCTGTTGATGCCTCTCCGGCTTCTAGTGCATCTCTTGTAAGTAGTTCAATATTAGTTTTGAGATTAAGTAGTCCTTTATTGTAACCAGTTAATCCTGACTGTTGGCTTGTAAAGTAAACATTGTTGCATATTTCTGCAAAGTCTCTTGCTTCTTCACGAGAGCCAAATGTTGCTTCTTTTAGATCTTCATCTATTGTTAAACTATAAGAACTAAAGTTTGTGATAGAATTAGCAAATATACCTGTATTTCCTTGTCCTACATAAACTTTTGTAAAGTAGTTAAATCTTGGTTCTGTTAATGCTCCAGAAATCCAAGTTTCTAATTTTGATTTAATAGTTGAATCTGACTTGGAATAGTTTCCTGCTGTTAATCCTAACTTATCTTGTGTATAAGCAGAGTCTGAATGTATTCTAAATCCATCATACCATTCTGGTTGNTTTTGAAATGACTCAGCATGTGTTAAGTATAACTGATTGTCGGAGTTTGGAACTTTGTTTAGTTTAGGCCATTTGTTAAGAGCATTTACTCTTGCTACAACTGTTCCTACGCCTGTTCCGTTTGTAATTGTTATGTTTGATACATCTGTTACAATTACAGGAGTTACTGAAGTAGTTCCGTTTACTAATACAGGTGTAATTGTAATACCGTTATTGCCTGATGTAACTGCTGAAGATGTTGTAACTGAGAATGCGTTTGCACTTGCTTCACAATTACTTGTAATAGCCATTGACGAACTAAAACTTCCGTTTCCTGCTACATTAACATTTTCTGTTTTATCAAATCCATGGTTTACAGAATATACTATTACGTTACTTGAATTGTTATCACCATGTGTTACAAACATGTTACCTGCGCCAATACTTGCGCCTGATGTTAGTCCGTTTACTGTAACACTTTTAGTTGCAGGTGTTACTGCTGTAACAACTCCGTTATCTATTTTTGCATTACTTGAATTGTTATTTAAGAATGTTACACCGTCACCTACTGATATTAGATCTGAGTCTTGAACTGTCATTGAAATTGTACTAGCATTACCACTATCTTTTGACGTCACAGACCTTGTA